AGAATACTGAACCAAAGAAACTTATTGTCAATGTTATTGCAAAAGACCAAAGTATCGTAAATCAGATTGTAAAGCCATTCTATTGGAAGAACCCTCTTTATAAGTGGGTTTCATTCAGAGACCTTAGAGGTGTTAATCAGGAAACTTTCTGTGAGGCTCTTCGCGAGGCCGCTATTACTATATGGGTTGATGATACCACCAATTTTGGTTTAACTCTTCTTGAGGCTCTTCGTTGTGGTGGTGTTGTTCTTGCTAAGGTTCCAAATAAGCCATCAGATTGGATGTTCGAAAATGGGGACCTTACAGAATCAGTGCTTTGGTTTGATAACTTAGACTCTGTATCAGATATGCTTACTTCGGTAGTAAGAAGTTGGACTATGGATTCTGTCCCTGAAGATGTATATACAGAACAAAGTAAGTTTGATGATTATTATACAGAGGAAACTCAGGCTAATGAGATTGAGGCTGTTTATGTAAAGGGACTTATCGAGAGAAGATTGAAAGAGTTCGAGGAAACAAAGATTGATGTAGAAAATAATGTAATTAAAGCAAAAGAGGAATAATATGAAGGATTTAACAGTAATTATACCGATTGAGGTTCTTGATACAACTGAGAAACAAGAACTTTTTGTGGCAGCACTTTCAAGTGTGGATGACTCGAATATCCTTGTAGTTGGAGATAAAAAGGCAATTGAGGGACTTGCTGATATTGACCTTTCAAAGTTCACTTTTGCTACACTCATTAACACTTCTCGTAGTAAGAATTATGCTGGACAGGTTAATTTTGCATTAAAGAGTGTTAAGAGCAAGTATTTTTCAGTACTTGAATTTGATGACACATATTCACCTATTTGGTTTAAGAATCTTGAAATGTATATTGAGAATGATACTGAAGATACATTTGCATTCTTGCCATTAACAGAAGTAGTTGATTATAATTCAAAGGGTATCATAGGATATGCTAACGAGGCTGTATGGGCTTCATCATTCTCAGATGAACTTGGGTGTTTAGATATTCAGGGTCTTGAAAATTATCTCAACTTCAATGCTTCTGGTGGCGTATTTAAGACAGAAGAGTTTTTGAGTTTAGGTGGATTAAAGGCTTCTATGGAACTTGTTTTCTGGTACGAGTTCCTTATGAGAGCACTATATAAGGAAAAGAGGGTGTTTGTAATACCAAAGATTGGTTATTTCCATTTGGTTAATCGCCCTGGCTGTATGACCACAAAATATGCTGAAACAATGAGTGAAAAGGAGGCAGATTGGTGGATTGATTTAGCCAAGAAAGAATACTTCTTCCCTCAAGACCGTAAAAAGACATATACTGATAACGAAGAATAATGAAACGATGCATAAAGAGGGGATTGTGTCTTAATCTCCTCTTTAAACATTTAATGGAAGACCCGAAAAGGTATATGTTTGGAAAGTACATTGTAATTATGTAGAAAAAATGTGTGCGTCGTGGTAAAAATGTAACCACGAACAATGGCAAAGAGAGGAAGAAAACCAAAGGAAAGAAAAGGCTATTTTTATGAAAAAGAAGAAACAGCCATAATTCAATATATTCACGAAGAAAATATAGAAGAGAAAAACAGGATATTTAATACTGTAATTTATCCTGCGCTAACAAAAATGATAGAATCCATCATTAGGCGTTACAAACTTTTTGTTCCTGATGAAGATTTTGACCAAAATTTTAACGACACAATTTCTTATCTTCTGACTAAGATTAATCACTTCAAACCACAAATCACTGGGTACGATTTAATCGAAAATGAAAAAGAGATAGCAAAGCATCATTTTGTTATGATGACAGAAGAAGACCTTAAACAAAAACTAAGAGATGCTTCAGAAGAGGACCCAGAATATGTTGTAGTTTATTTTGGTTTCGATGATGATGACGAGTCTAATATCAATAAGAAATATTATAAGAAGGAAACACATAACTATAAAGCATACTCTTATTGCGGAACGGTATGTAAAAATTATCTTATGTTCAAGTCCACACAATATGCAAAAAAGAAAATGAGGAATACTTCTTATGATGAAATTTTCGAAGAGTTATGTAATAGTACGAGGTATTCAACGGAAGACATTAATTACACAGAAGTTGTCGAAAAATTAGTTACAGATATTGCTGATGAAATTGAACGTATGACAGACAATGCAGAACTACATTTGCTTAATGAGAATGAGATAAAAGTTGGTAATGCGTTGGTGGATTTACTGAGAAATTGGGAGGAAGTATTACCCAATGGAGGTAGTAACAAACTTCAAAAAAGTTCAGTTCTCTATTTCTTAAGAGAAGAAACTATGATGACAACGAAAGAGGTAAGAGATAATATGAAAAAATACAAGTGTGTTTATAAACTTCTTAAGAAAATGGCTATAGAATAACAAGTGGTGGTAGTGATACCACCATTTATTATTTATTGACTATTCTAAAACGTTTTTTAAATTTATTAAGGCGTTATTATATAGCCATATAAAATATAAACCAACTATTTATAGTTAAAGAACATTATGGAAAACAAACGTATAAAAGTAAGACTTAGTTCTGTAGAAAAAATTGAAGAACTTTTACAGGAAGTTTATGACCAAGCGTGTCGTCAAATTAATGAAATTCAGAATGAAATCAACAAACTTATTAATTCGACAAACCTTGGTTCTGACGATTTTACTATGGATGATAAGGCTAAATATTTTAAGGCAATACACGACCTTACAGGTGATAAAAAAAGTGCTATTCAAACAAAACTTGACATTGTTAAGTTTATGGGTGAGATGGTAAAACATAGTGGAGACGCTAAGGCTGTTGTGAATGATAAAGCCTTTGCTAAAAGAACATCGTTAAATTTGAATGATATTAGAAACGCGTTAAATGACGGTAATGACGGCGATAGTTATACCGTAAAAAAGAACTAAATTAATATATGGCACCAACAGATAAAGTATTAGGACAGATTGCGGCAATGAGTACCTTCATCGAGAATTTCCCGATGAGTATTCTCGATATGATGCAAGGAAAAACCTACACATCAATTTTTGATTTTATGATTGATGTGTTGGCGGCTTGTGGTGTTGACCTTAACGATATAACACAATTTCTTTTAGATGAAATATATGGTGTCGAAGAAATTATTAATGACGGGCTTGAAGGCTTCTATGAGAAACTTAAAAATGGTGCGGTTGAAGTTAATACGCAAAATGAATTTTTGGAAGGATTAGAGTATGCTATTAAAGGCATATTTATGGCACTTCTTTCAAGTATTTTTACGTGTTCCGCCATTCCTGTTTTACCCAACAAAATGTTTGATGGACCAAATTCGGAAACATTTAAAGGTAACAAAAGCAAAGCATTTGGACATTTGCAAACCAAAGATAAATTTGCACCATTTTTGGTACCAACAAGTGTGATAGACCCAATGGGGTTATTGGACATAGACCCAACAAGTACGGATGGTCGTATGTTTTATGCAATAGAAGGTGGTGACCGCTATTACAGAAAAGAATGGGTTCCTCATTTTGAATATGTAAAAGTGAAAGAGATTCAAACTAAAGACGAAACAATAGAAGTACCTATTTTTGTAGAACAAAATCTATTTGATAAACAAATAGGGGTTGGAATTAAAAGAACTTATGATGGTATTAGCCTTAGTGAGGAAGATGGTAATAGGTTTTTCATTAATGAACCTGTCGAAAAAGACCTCACAATACAGGTTGCCTATTTCCCATATGGTTCTAAATCATTACATACTTGGGAAGGAACTATACCTAAAGGTGACACAACTACATTAGAAGAGTGGTTATGTAGTCCTTCTGATGAATTTATGGTTGGTAATGTAAAGGGCCAAAAGAGTATAATACAGTCCATTTCAATTAATAACAATGGCGGTTCTATTGATTTAGGTGATAAGACTTGGGTTTACTTAAGTAGTGGTGCTTCTAAAGAATTTATTTCAATATGGAGTGGAAATGGCCTCAATGCAATATCTTGGGGTGTGGAAAACGATGCAATAACAAAAATTGAAAGCGCAACAACACAACAAGTTACTAAAGATGAAGAAGTTGAGGTAGAAAAGGCTATCACAAAATATAGCTATGAATATGTAGAAGTTCAGGGTTCAGATATCGATAGCAAAATAAATATAGAGCGTGTTAATTTCGTTCCTACCTCTGGTATAACAACAGATAGTCCGTCTCATATAGTATTCTATGATGGATTAAATCCAAACTTGTTATATAAGTCTATGGATATGAACGCATTTTTATGGTACGTTTTACATAAAGGTATGAAGATGCCTCAAGTAGAGTATAACCATATGATGTGGGATAGCCGCGTTTCAGCCCTTAAACAGGGGGTGAGTAGAAAAAGTGCAGAGGAATGGAATGAATGGTATAATTCTAAAACAGGATATACGGAAGAATTTAAATATTTTGGTAGTACAATTGTGGAGGATACTCCGATATTCCCAATTATGCAATTAGAAGGGCAAGGTATGGCTGAAAATCTCTTAAAGGTACACATTCCTGCACAGCGTTATTTCTTACCTAAAGTTAGAAATGCCAATATAAATGAAACTGAGGTGCCGAGACACGCTTTTAATGCAAGTATGTATAAATACAATTGGGATTATTTGAATAATATTCAAATTTTAAAGCCTAAATTATTGTTGGTTGGATTATGTGAACATTTATTAGGCTTCTCATTATCTACCATATCTTCAACAAACATTAATTTCACCAAAAAACTTATTGAAGCAAAATTATCATCAGCAATCAAATCAGTTATCGAGGCTAATGATATGGAAGTTGAGGATTGTTATATGGAGTTTTCAAATGACGAGGTTAATGCAATGTTAGAAGAAATGCTTTTGTCTCGTTATAACGCGACAACATATGGTGGTGAAACGGCAACAGTAAGAGTACACGATACTAAGAAATATATTGCAATGCTTGACCAAGTTAATGCTAACACTGCCGTAGAGGGTAATATGACATCAATTACAAAATTAGTAACAGAGGTGACAACAGACCCAGGTACAGAAGGTTCCATTGATTATGGTTTAAAAATAACCACTGACGCAAATATTTTAAAGAAGTTGTTATGGGCTATTGTTATGCCATTGTTAATGTCGATATTTACCCCTCAGGTTATGTTGTTGCTTTATATGAATTTTGAATTGATGGGTATAACTAAAATAGATACTTTTAATGGGCAAGATTTTACTAAAATTATAAATCTCATAATGAATAAGATTTTTGGCTTGCTTAAATCTATTATACTTTTCATTAAAGATAAGATAGTGGAATTATTGCTAACATTATTTTATGAAAAAATATTACCAACTCTTATGCAGTATCAAGCAATTTTATTACTTGAGAGCATTACATTTTGGATGGCAATATTGAAAGAGGCAATAAGTTGTTTACCACGATTTAAGTTTAAGAGAAATAAAGTTATAGGTGCTATTGACAGTGTGGATTATGCTGATATTATTCCTTCACAAGATACACCTGAATCAACATCAAGTTGTTAATTATGAACATATCTGATATAATTGATAATATTACTAATACATTAGATTCAGCAAAAATGCCCGCTAATGTATTACCGCCGTTTCTATTGAAATGTACGGCGTTAAATAGACCTGGTTTATCGGCATATAAAATAGCGTCGAGAATTATTGAGAATAATAAGGCTTTAGGTATTCCCGTGGAAGATAATCCCGACGGGACGGCTAATTTAATCAATCAATACACATATAATGTTGTAAAATGTATGGTTGATGCTATTAAGAATGACGCATCAGTTCAAGTTGCTATACCTCAACAGAGCCTATTGATTCAAGCCACAGGTGGTAACGCTGGAGGTCCTGTGACTTGTATAGGTAGTAACTTACTAGATTCGATTGGAAATGGAATTATGCAGTAATGGAAAAAAGAAATTATAAAGAAATGAGCAATTCTGAGTTGAAACTTCAAATTGAAAGCCTCAGAAACATATTCGAAAGCAAAAAGAATATGCTTAGAAATATTTGTGAAGAGATGGGTGAAGTAGAAAAGGAATACTTAAACGCAACTCACGAATTGGAAATTAGAAAAAACATTTTGTTTTAATATATGGAAGGTAAAATACAAACGGTACGATTTTGTAAGGTTATTAGCATTTCAGATGACACTGATGCTGATAGAATTAAAGTAAGGCTTAGTCCAGAAGACAATTCTAAAAGCATTGATGAGATTGATTACGCTTTTCCTATTCTACCTAAAATGTTCCACATAAAACCCAAAGTGGGCGAAGCGGTTCTCGTACTATTAGCAGTTACTAATGATGGTAATAGTCAACGTTATTACATTGGTCCTGTTGTGTCACAAGACCATAGATTAAATTTTGACCCATACTTTCAAGGAGCGGATTCATTTTTAAGAGGTGCTTATAAAAAATTTGATGTTGCGCCACGAATGAATCCTGACCACAATGGAATATTACCGAACGACAATGATATTGTAATACGAGGTAGAAAAAATGCCGACATACAGATAACAGACGACGATGTACGTATTAAAGCGGGTGTGAAAGTTGTGGATGATGCTAATGCATATAATATGATGTTTAACATTAAGAACCCATCTTATGCTAAATTTAAGTATCATAACGCATCGTTAGCAGATGGAAGTAGAAGTACAGCAACCATTGTTTCTGATAAAATAGCGCTATTGAGTAATAATTCCCCTAACTATTTCTGTACTACAGATAGGAAAGACCTAATTACTGACGAAGAACTTAATAAAGTAATAGAAAGTGCTTATAAACTTCCTTATGGGGAGAAATTAGTTGAATTTTTAAAAGCGTTTGTGGATGCCTTTGTAAAACACACACATCCATTCCCAATGCTACCACCAAACCCTGCATACAGCACCGTGCTTATGGAGAAAAAAGCACAACTACTTGACAAGGGTGAAATGTTATCAGATACGGTACGAATAAACTAAAATAATAAAGGCTCGGAATTATCCGAGCCATTTTTATATGGTTTTCAATAAATGTTTTAGTTCTTTTATATCACTTCTTATATTCTTTAATTCCGTTTGATGTTTATCTTTGTTTTTAACAAATTCATTTGTTTCTTTTTCCATCTGTCGTTTCAGCATTGTTTCTTGTTTATTAAGGAAATTTAGATGGTTTTTAATTGTTTTAATATCGCTTTCGCAATAATCTCCAGAAGCGACAGCAGCAACTGCTGTCTTGAAAATAGCATCTTCCATAATATAAGAGTTTTCTTATAAATAGGAAAATCCCCCTAAATTAGGAGGATTTATTGGTATCTTTCTGTTACATTACTAACAATTTTAAAACGTAACGCTTCTTTATAAAATTTTGTTTCTCTACCTATTTGAACCCTAACATCGATATAATATTGGTTAGGTATCAGGTCCTCAGTGTATAAAACAAAAAAGTTATTTAAAAACGCTTTCTCTATTGGTTGGTAAGGAAGAACATCTACTTCTCTATTACCATCCTTAACATAAAGGCGATAATCGGCGGTTGTTATTAATTCTTTCTTATCTGTGCTATATTTTTGTCTAAAATCAACGCCTATTTCTCTAATTTCTCCCTGTCCTAAATCTTCATCGTCATTAATTCCATAAAACGATGGTACCACATTTTTCTTCAAGTCCGATGAATTTCCGATAGATATTTTTCTTGTCTTAGGACACACTTCAAACTCCATTTCTACATCATCGTTTTCTACGCCATTTAAGGCTATTTTAGACCACATATCATATTCAATAGTACCTTCGGTCATTTCCACATCAGAAGCCTTAATATCGGCGTAATATACGCCTTTTGAGGCTTGTTTAACAGGAAGATTAACATCTCCTATGCTACACGAAGGAATGTTATCTAAATTAACAGGAATACCGTCATCTGAGACATATAAATAAAGTTTGTTATTTTTTCCTAAAGTGAAAGATTCTCTGTCGTCGAAGATATATTCATCATATTTAGCCTCAATATAAGGGTGGAAGAATGTGTTGGTATGTTCGCCGAAGAACCCAACATATTGTATATATTTTTCTTCAACATCTTCGTATTCTGGGGTAAATGACAAACATAAACCATAATTAATGTCGTTTTGATGTTTAATTACAGACATTACATAATCTGTAATATCTATGGATAAATTTTCATTGCCAAAATCAAAGTGCTGTGTTCCAATAACTATAGACTCTTCACCCTCTTTATATTTTTTATATTCTTCCCTTAAGAAATCCTTTTTATATATGTCACCGTCAATATCTTTTAGTGAACGAGGTAAAATTGAGCCATCCCACATTATACCTGTCTTGCAGCAATACCAATTTGAACCTTGTTTAGAAAAAGACTGATTATCGTGTACCCACATATCACTTATAAAATCAAATCCTCTACCCATATCAAAGTGACAAGGTAGTTTATATAGCATAAGGTCAAATGACATTGCACGTACGGCAGACTTATCAAGACCCCTAATTAATTGTTTATTATAAGGAAATCCATCTACTGAAAAACAGTTTGTCATTTTTAATGTGAATGTGAGTTTTTCTGTGTTAGCGAAAGTCTTATCCTCAATAAGACATTTGATTTTTTCCACATCAAAATGTATTAAACTTCTTGTCACACCATCTCCGTAAGAAATGTTCAATATAGGGTTAAGCCCAAGATTTTGCTCAGACTTACTAATTATGCTATTTGTTTTATCAAGAAAAAAATGTCTAATCATTGTGTATCAATTTCTTTACTATAAATAGTGGATTTTGGGTAAATAGTTTTTATTTAAAACAGTCTAAAAATGCTTTAAGCATACTATTTATTTATAGATTTGGGAATATGTTAGAGAACTATAGCGGCGCTGCCCTAATTTCATTTTATGAAGTCACACGGTTATGCTGCACAAGGAGTCTGTGTACAGGGCTCCTTGTTTTTTTGAGATTTGACTTTTTCCCTTTTTTCGTTATATTAGTAAAACTAATATGATATGGCAAAAAAGATTAATAGTGAATACAAGGTCAATAATGAGAATAGTTCTTTTATTGTAACAATGGGTACTTCAAATAAAAAGAATCCCGAAGTGATATATTCTGTATTAAGTACATATATCACTCCTAATTCAGAAGAAATAAATGAAGAATTCTTTGAAGAAGTACCTAAAAGTATAAAAAGAAATCTTAAAAGTACCATTTCAAAATACGGGTTGTGTGAAAAAGATGTGATTGTTGTAAGCGATGTTGCTACAAGTAGAATGCTTTATGGTAAACAATCGTATTTTGATATGCAAATCTATTTTAAGCCTCAAAAAGATATTCTTTTATCAAAAAATAGAAAGTTTAAGGACATTTCAGAGGATATTTATGAAACTTTTGTTAAAGATATAGCCAATAACATTGAAGTGTCGCTACATACAAATGGTTTCCTAACATCGAAAAATAAGAATAAAAGAGTTACAAAGGCTATTTATTAAGAAATAAAGAGATATGCAAGAATTTTTTATATTAAAGGGGTCATTAAACCCTGTTTTAGAAATGGAGTTAATTAATGACGGAAGATATGATTTTCAGAAGTCATTATTGAACGATGCACTTCAAGATAGCGTTGTGACATTCAATATGAAAGATGAAGAAACAGGTATCTTAAAGGTTGCCAAAGCAAAAGCGAATATAGTATTGGCAGAAGACGAAAGTTGCCAAGAACGCTATGTTTTACAATATAAATGGAATAAGAGAGATGTTTCTAAAGAAGGTTTCTATAAAGGTTGGTTTGAAATAGCATTTAATGGAAATATCACATCAGAAGGAATTGAATATCCAACAGGAAATTTAATAGTTCCAATAGAAGAGGATTTAAGAATTATAGTGAAATAGAGTGGTTTTTCCGCTCTATTTTTGTTTTTATCAGATGTTTTTTGTAAATTTATAAGTGAATAAAATTTAACTAATGGAAAAATTTACACAAGAAGAACTATTACAACAAAGAGAAACAATAATTAATCTACTGCGTTCTACCAACAGAGATGGGATAGAACGTCTTATTAAATTTCTTGATAAAAGCAAATATTTCTTTTGTTGGGGTTCATTTAAACATCACAAATATGTTGGTGGGCTTGCTGAACACTCTCTACAGGTTTGCAGAATTGCGTTAGAGGAAAGAAAGGGGAATTGTGATACTAATAGTATTATTATAGCAAGTCTATTACACGATTTATGTAAAGTAAACTATGAATTCCCAGAAGAGAGGGGCTATTACGGCCACGGTACTAAATCAGTCCAAATACTTGAAGACTATTTAGACTTTAAATTAACTGATGAAGAGTGGAGGGCTATACGTTTTCATATGGGGAGTAAATCGTATTTAAGGGACGAAGAAACTGCTAAAGAGTTTAGGAAAGCACAAGATGAAGAATTATGGAATCTTGTTCATACCAGTGATTGTCTTAGTTGTGGCAATTATCCTAAATTTATGCGCTCTACAGTAAAAGGGTTAATATCAGCGTTAAATTTATAAAAAAAGCACGGATAATTCCGTGCTTTATTCTTTTACGCTAATTCAGGATACTTTTTAATAATTCTATTTCTAAGACTTTTAATCTTATTTTCATAATTTGCATCGGAAGCGTAACGCTTTCCAATACCATTTACAAAAGCACCTGGTGCCAAAAGGTCAAATAATGTTTTCCCGTTTACGATATAAGACCTATTCATTAAGTCAATATATCCGTAAACGCTCTCATTTGGGTCCGAATATGTTACGGTGTTCTTACCGTTATCCCACGACCCCTCTGAAAACACGCTGTTAGTTCTTTGTGCTCTTGGAGTTGCCCCAAAACAACTTTCTTGATGAGCCACAGCCATAAGGAATGGTAAGTCAAATCCTTTTTCCATTGATGCTCTAACTAAAGTTTCGGGTTCTAAATCTGTGGATTCTAAAGTATAATTTTGGTTGTTTAACGCATACTCCATATACGCTTTACACGCCTTAACTTTTTCTTGGAAAGTTGTGTCCACAAGTTCAGTCTTTTTCAACTCCGCTTCACCCATTGCAGCATTAATTAACAAATCTCTCTCCGATTGCGGAAGGTTCTGCTTATTAAGTGCGGCAACAATTGTTGTTAATGCTACTCCTGTAGCCAAAAGTTTTCTAATTATTCCTTTCAAGTTTTCTAAATTTTTTGAATCACCTAAGGATTCTTGCAAAAGTCGTGCCACACCTTCTGTTTGAAGGAGTAAATTAAGTTGTTCTTCTGTTAAAATTAGTTTCATTTACTCAAAAATATTAGATAATTCAATAAGACTACAAATATCTGCGCCTACTGTATCAAGTACATAACTTTTGCTTGCAATTTGTTCTAAAACAACCCCTAAACGGTCAGATGATGCTTTATCACCCTTAGATTCGAAATTCTTTTTCGCCTCAGTTATTTTAGACTTACACACCTCCTTATATTTATTAAAAACGGACTCTCTGTCCTCACTACTACTAATTTCTCTGAGAGCATTAGCCTCTTCAATAGTAAGTTTATCACCGTATTTTACGTTAAAATCTTCCACGAGTCTTTTTGCCAATGTATCTAAGTCAACGGTTTCAAACATATTTTGAACTGCACCATTAGAGGAAATGTGATTTTTAATAACTTTAGACGCATTACTATATTCAGCAATATTCTTACTACTTTTCTTATTTTCCAATACAAATTCTACTGCTTTTGATAATACGTTAAGTGTGTCTTTCTCTTCTGGTATTAACTCTCTTGCTGTTTCACCAAGGTATAAATATCCTTCTGCTAAAATACGTCCTAAAGCCTTTACTTCAGAATCTTTGGTTTTATGGTTAACTCCTGCAAATGCTTCAGTCATATTATTAATAAAGAAATCAGTGTCAGTGTCTTTACCAGCCTTGCGAATGTTCTCATATGCTGAATGGAAAGCGCGTAGACTACTATTTTCTCTAATAAGTTTAGTATATTTATTCATTATTTTCTTACCCTCATTGGTTTTAAACAATTCAGGAGAAATAGCCTCAAAAGATTCTTTTATGAAAACAAAAGGTTTAGATGAAAGTTTTTCAGCCTCCTCACAAAGTGTGATGAATTTTTTACGTTCATCACACATTTCGTTAATCTGTGCTCTATATTCTTCAAGTTCCTTTATTGACTTAAATGTATTTATGGTATTTTGTTCTTTCATAACAGTTTTTTCTCTATAAATAGTTGTTTTATTCTAAATCAACGTCGTCTACTTCAACATCATTATTGTCTATTGAAAGTGCAGATACGGCTTCATTGATTAGGTTTTCGTTTTCATATTCCTCTTCATTTATGAGGTTATCTATGGTTGAACACACTTGGCGTATTCTGTCTTCCATAGTTGCGTTTTTACCGTTAAAATCAACAATTTCCTCCACAATTTCTTCTGTCTTTTTACTATGTTCAGCCAACATATCAAAGTATCTTTCGGTGAAAGATTTAGTGATAAGGTGTTTTTTAGATTTATTTTCGGTTAAAACAGGCCTTCTACGTTTCCTATTTTCCATAAGTGGCTCTCCGCCATCAGCAGCAGGCGCTCCGCCCATATCTGTTTCGCCTGCTTCCCCGCCTAAATCAGCACCTTCTTCAGTACCTGGTTCGCCAAGGTCCATATCCATATCACCACCAAGGTCTCCGCCTAATCCGCCACCGAGGCCACCTCCGCCTCCGCCAAGGCCATCTTCTTCACCTTCTCCTTGTTGCTGAGCCTGTCCGCCTCCGTTCATCGCTTCATAATCACCATAAATACGGTCAACATTGTCAAACATACCTGTTTTCTTAATGATATTAGCAGTGGCGGCTAATTCGGCAGCCATTGCTTTCTCAAAGCGAATTTCAAGGAACATCTCTTTAATCTCAGCATCGCTCATCTTCATAATTTCTTTCAATGCTTTGTGCATAGACATCATAGGGATACCAGTTCCTGGGTCGGCCAATGCTGTTTGCATAGTTGTGATTCTCTTTGTCAAATCCTCTAATTCTTGTGCTTCAATCTGTGCAGATGGGTTATTAAGTGACAATTGGAAATTACCAATTTCATCTGTTAATCCCATAATGTAGAGGTGAATCATTGCAATCTTATTAAGTTCCATTAACAAGAATTGCTGTATTCTATTAATCATACGAGAAAAACGAACATCCATAATAGAAAGGTTCTGACCTTTACCTTGTGCTTCTTGGAAGTTAAGGAATGTCTTTGGAACACGTAATGCGGCGAACATCTTATTCTGCATATATTCCACATCCTCCATTTGCACCTGACTATTTGCAGCTGCAAGTGTTTCAATAGGATTTGGAGCATCCTCACGTCTTACAGGAATAAAGTAATCACTTGCTACGTCGAGGAAATTTCTACGAAGGTCTATTTGTCCTGTTGCAGGGTCAATAATAGGTGTTCTTTTGAAATTGTTTGCAATCTGCTGTACATATGCCTCAACGTCTGCATCATTAATACCTCCCACAAAAATTTTGTATACTCTACGCTCTACTGCTTTATCTAAACGCCATATAAGCATAGCGTCCTCCATCATAGACCACATTCTCCACGCTCTTCTTGCTTTGTGCAACATAGATACTCCATATGGGAGGAAGAATGAGTCATTTAATAGACGGAAGTGAGCAACCTGCCAATTTCTAAATGGGTTATTTTCATTATGACCATTCCACACAAAACGCACCTCATCAGGACGAACATCTTTATTATTTATTGTGCTTGAAATAGCATAACTGGCAGTAAAGCCGTTTTCAACTCTATCCATTTCATAAACAGGTAACATTGTCCACCCCATAATACCATTATCTTTATCAATGTTTAAGAACATAAACGTGTTACCGTATTTTGCTAAATGTCGAGCAATCATAGGAAGGTCAGTATAAATGTGTAGACGATTAACAAAAAGGTCTTCAAGCATTGCTTTTGTTCTCTTAGAAGAAGAATATACATTAATCATCTTACCCTTTGAGGTTAAAGGACAGGTTTCCTCGGAAATAATATCCAAAGCAGTACCAATCTCAGGAGAACCGTCCATAAGGTCAGCGTCGCGGTACATAAGTTTTACTGCTGTGTACCCTGCAAGGCTTTCCATAGCATTATCAGCACCAACCTTTTTCCACTGATAAGCCAAATATTTTTGTTGCTTATAAGTGTTAAGTTTGCGCTCATACTCATTTCTATCATTTGTACTAAATAAAACACGATTAGCGGCATCCCCCATACCAGGAGGGGTTGTTATTACATCAGGAGAAATATTATCTCTTCCCGTACCTCTAAAAACGTTATTTAGTCTTTGAAAAATCGTTAAATTATTATTAGCCATATATGTAATTGTTATACAATTATTCAATATAATATAAGGATAACTACCTTAAAGATAAATAGTTTATAAAGTCATTTACATTCGCAGTATTAAGTATTATCTTTCTAATAAAATGTGTTATGACAGATTTTGAGAAAAGAGTTAATGAGTATATGCAGTGTGACAAGAAAACGCTCGCAGAATTATTGGCGTTAAGAGATTTAAATAATATTACTCCTATTGAGGAACCTAAGACACCTCTAAGAGATATACAGTTCCCTCCTTATCAGCCAATGCCAAATATTCAACCCAATACACCTAATACGGGGGACAAACTTCCAAACTACCCGTGGAATCCAAATGGTCCTTGGGGTCCAGTTGTATGGTGTACAACAAATACACAGTATATAAATTAAAAAAGCGGATTTTTATCCGCTTTTCTTTTTATATTACAATTATACCAAGTGGGGTATATTGCTGTATCTTATTTTGATTTTCAACAAGTTTCGCTTGTTCTTCCATCATATTAGCAGGTCTTAGTCTTTCAAGGCGTTTTGAAAGTGTTTCCATAGCAGCATCATACTCTTCTTTTCCTTGTTGTATAAGCATTTGGTAGTCCATAGACATCTCTGCTTGTGGAATACTTACTTTACCACTAAACTTACCACGAACAAGGCCTAAAGTTTGTTTTGCTTTAGCTACAAAAAGTTGGCGTACTATTATTTTAGCAGGGTCATTAAGGTAAGTATAATCAAGACCCTCCATAGGTACTTGGTCAGGACTAAGAATTACATCATTTGCGTGATATCTCATACATTCCTCAGCATCTTCAGGG